GATCCCGTTTAAAATTAGTTAAGAAAAAGTTAGTGTTTGTTACACATTTTTTTACTACATAGGACTATAATACCTGTAGCAGAGTGTTACATATGCTTGGTGTCTACGTAGTAATCACCCTCGTCATTCTACTCGTTGCCTATGCTGGCGTCGAAGAGACGACGCGATTGTTTGTATACTTCGACCTGCAATTGCGCTATGCTTGGGTTAGGTTTAGGATGTATCTTATGCGCCGTAAGTTGGAACAACAACTTATCAAAGACCTACCAGATTATAACAAACTAATAAAGGAGTTACGTAAAGATGACCGATCCTGACAAGGAATTGTCTACTCTCAAACTAGAGAGGAAAGAATGCGAAAAGTGCGGTGCCACCTGGATTAATGGTACACATGTCTGGCGTGGCACTGGGAATACATCTGACTCTAGTGAGCTTGACCTTGCTGGTCTTGTTTGCAACAAACTAGGGAACGAACAATGCATCAATCCAATGAAGGGTATGGATGGTGGTCAGACCTGGGAATACAGGGCAGGTTACATCGATGGCATGATCTCCGAGAAGAAAAAAACTATGGAAGATATGCGAGACAAGTTCGGTGATCTCTAAATACTAGTGGTGAACTAGTTTTCTTATGGCATCCGATCAGATTTATCTTGGTAACCCGCTTCTAAAGAAAGCGAACGTCAAGCAAGACTTTACCAAGGAACAAATTGAAGAGTACGTTAAGTGTCAGAAAGATCCTGTATACTTCACAAAGAACTATGTACAGATCGTCTCACTTGACGAGGGTCTGGTGCCATTCAAAATGTGGGACTTCCAAGAAGAACTAATCAGGAAGTTCCACACAAGTAGATTTAACATTGCGAAGCTGCCTCGACAGACTGGAAAGTCTACGACGGTGGTTTCGTATTTGTTGCATTATGCGTTGTTTAATGACAGCGTTAACATTGGTATCCTCGCTAACAAAGCAAGTACAGCAAGGGATCTACTCGGTCGTCTGCAAACAGCATACGAGAACTTGCCCAAGTGGATTCAGCAAGGCGTGATATCATGGAACAAAGGATCCATGGAGTTAGAGAATGGCAGTAAGATATTGGCAGCTTCTACATCTGCGTCTGCTGTCCGAGGTATGTCGTTTAACATCATCTTCCTCGATGAGTTTGCGTTCGTTCCAAACCATATTGCAGAGTCCTTCTTTGCCTCTGTTTATCCTACTATTACTTCTGGTAAATCAACGAAGGTCATAATCATCTCTACCCCACAGGGTATGAACCACTTCTATAAGTTGTGGACTGATGCACAGAATGGTAGGAATGGATATACCTGGCACGAGGTACACTGGTCACAGGTGCCTGGTAGGGATGAGAACTGGAAAGCAGAAACTATTAAGAACACGTCAGAGAGACAGTTCACCCAGGAGTTTGAATGTGAATTCCTGGGATCTGTTGACACATTAATCTCTGCCGCTAAACTACGAGCATTGGCATTTATAGATCCCATTACTAGGAGTAAGGGACTTGACGTTTATGAAAAACCAACAGACAAAGCAGAATATATTATTACGGTGGATGTTAGTAGGGGTATTGGCGGAGACTATTCTGCTTTTATCATCTTCGACATTACTACAGTTCCATATAAGATAGTAGGAAAGTATCGGAACAACGAAATCAAACCGATGCTGTTCCCCAACGTTATCAATGACGTTGCTCGGGCATATAATAATGCCTGGGTCTTGTGCGAGGTGAACGACGTGGGAGACTCTGTGGCGTCGATTCTAAATTATGACCTTGAGTATCCTAACGTGCTTATGTGCGCCATGAGAGGGCGTGCAGGGCAGATTGTGGGACATGGATTCTCTGGATCTAAAACACAACTCGGTGTCAAGATGAGTGTCACCGTGAAGAAGGTTGGTTGTGCCAACCTCAAGCAGATTATTGAAGATGACAAACTCACTTTCAATGACTACGAAATTATATCAGAACTTACTACGTTCATTCAGAAGAAGCAATCCTTTGAAGCTGATGAAGGATTCCATGATGACCTAGTAATGTGTATGGTTATCTTTGCCTGGTTGGTTCAACAGGATTACTTCAAAGAACTAACCGACAATGATGTCAGAGCACGTATCTATAGTGAACAGAAGAATCAGATTGAACAGGACATGGCACCATTTGGTTTCATCACCACTGGTCTAGAAGGAGACGAGGGATTTGTAGACGATGGAACTGTCTGGGAATATGGAGATACCCAAGAAGATGTCTCATACATGTGGAGTATATAAATGGATGTAGATGATCTGTTTGATTTAGATACTGTCCTGTTTCAACAGAGGCAATGTAGATCGTGTAAAAAAATTAAAGATCTTACCACAGACTTCTATAGATCTAGACCAGACAGGACATCATTGTCTGCGTGGTCCTATGAATGTAAGGAGTGTACCAAGAAAAGAGTGACGAGTAGGAAGCGTAATTTAAAGGAAGACATATACCCAGACTGGTAAAGGGTTCGTGCATGGTTTCCCCACTTGAAAGTTCCAAAAATCTAAATACCTATAGATCAAATTTGGTTTACTCAAGGAGAAAAACATGGCAAGTCAAGTCTCGCCTGGAATTGTTTTAAAAGAGCGTGACATTAGTAATGCTGTTGTTGTCGGTGCAAGCACTATTACTGCTGCACACGCATCAACTTTCCAAAAAGGACCTATTGGAAAGGTCGTGAATATCGCGTCACAAAAAGAATTAATTTCAGTATTCGGTCAACCCACCGACTCTAACGCAGAAGATTTTTTCGTAGCATCTGAATTCCTCGGATACGGCGGTCGCCTCGCAGTCGTTCGTGCTGCTACAAGCGTTAACAGTGCATCGGATGGTGGACAAGCAGTCCTAGTCAAGAATGACGATGACTGGGAAGCAGGAAATGGAAATGGTAATCGCTACGTAGCAAGATCAGCAGGATCCTGGGGCAACTCCCTCAAGGTTGTCGCTGTTGACCGTGGTGCTGACCAAATCGCAACCCTAACAGCAGCACCTGCTGGTCTGTCTATGGGCGATACAGTCACCTTCACTGGTGGTAAGAAAGCAGTTGTCTACAGCTGGAATTCCACAACTCTAGAAGCTGCACTCATCCTAGATGAGCCTACCAGCAGACTAACACCTTCTGACAGCATCGACTCTCCTGATACTGGAGTTGTCGCTAGCGTCGGAACGATCGTTGGTGGTACTGGATACAACAGCGCGACTGCTGTTGCTGTCTCTGGTGGTTCAGGTACTGGTGCTACAGTCAACATCACAGTCTCAACTGGTATTCCTCTCACCGTTGCTGGTGGTCAAGGTGGTACTGCATACATCAATGCTACCGCTCAAGGAACTACTGGTGGTACTGGTACTGGTTTGACGGTTGACATCACCACTTCTGCTGGTGCAGTTACATCGATTGCAATCGCTAACCCTGGAACTGGTTACACCGTAGGCGACACTATCACCATTGCTGGTGGCGGATCCGATGCAACCTTCGCTATCGCTACTGTTCAAGGTACTGTCGGCGCAATCGCAATTGCTGCTGGTGGTTCTGGATACGTTGCTGGTGAAGTCCTCACCGTTGGTGGTGGCAACGGAGATGCAACTTTTGAAGTTGCTACCGTAACCGATACTGCAATCACAATCTCTGCAGTCAAAGATTGGTACACCAATACAATCATCCCTGGCACTGGTCTTCCCCTCGGTGCTATCGGTCCTCGTCCTGGATCATCTGCATTCGCTGTAGAATCTGGTGTTGAGTATGACGAAGTTCACTTCGCAGTTATCGATACCGATGGTGCAGTCAGTGGTTCTGCTAACACAATCCTTGAGAGAATCCTTTATGTCTCCAAGTTGAGCGACGGCAGAAGCTCCGAAGGCGCTGCTAACTTCTACAGAGACATCATTGCTGAACAGTCTTCGTTCTTCTTTAACGGAACTGCTCCTGCTGCTGGTTGGAATCCTTCCACCGATGGTGTTGGTCAGGCACTAGACCTTGCAGGTTCTGCCATCAGTGGCAAGATGCAACTTCTAGGATTGAACGCTGTCGATCTTTCTGGTGGTGCAGATGATTACAACTACACTCCTGCAGAAATCGAGAACGCATTCGATGAGTTCGCTGACACAGAACTAGTTCCTAACCTGAACTTTGTTCTCATGGGCGGATCACTCGCTACAGAACTCGACACCAAAGCAAAAGCAAACAAAGTTATTGCAATTGCTGCTGGTAGAAAGGACTGTATTGCTTTCGTTTCTCCTCACAAGACAAACCAAGTTGGCACCAATGGTTCACTAACCAGCCAACAGCAAAGAGAGAACACTCTCAACTTCTTTAACGGCATGACTTCCACGTCCTATGCTGTTTTCGATAGCGGTTACAAGTATTTCTACGACCGCTTCAACGATAAGTATCGCTACATCCCTTGCAACGGAGACATCGCTGGTCTCTGCGTTAACACATCGGCTCTGCTCGATGACTGGTATTCCCCTGCTGGTCTGAACAGAGGTTCGCTACGTAACGCTATCAAACTAGCATACAATCCTAGCAAAGCAGATAGAGACGAACTCTACCAGAACAGAATCAACCCTGTTGTTGTATTCCCTGGCAGTGGCGTCACTCTGTTTGGCGACAAGACTGCACTCGCATCTCCTTCCTCCTTCGATCGTATCAACGTTCGTCGCCTCTTCCTCAATGTTGAGAGAAGAATTGGTGGACTTGCCAAGGCAGTGCTATTTGAACAAAACGACGCGACAACACGTTCTTCCTTCCTCACGGCAGCAACTAGCTACCTTGCTGAAGTACAAGCACGTCGCGGCGTAACTGATTTCCTTGTGGTATGTGATGAATCAAACAACACCCCCGACGTTGTTGACCGTAACGAGTTTGTTGCAGAACTATTCATGAAACCAACCCGTTCCATCAACTACATCACCGTAACGTTTACTGCAACGAAGACTGGGGTTTCGTTCGCTGAAGTAATCGGTAACTGATAACCCAAAAAAGGAAAGGTAAACACAAATGGCAAACATCTCAAGTTTCTTAAGTAAAATTGGTGAAGGCGTCAAGCCTAATATGTTCAGTGTCGAGATCCCGTTCCCAGCGGGACTCGATAACGAACCAACTGCAAACAGCGAAGATCAGAAACTGGTCAACCTTCTTTGCAAATCCACTGCACTTCCTGCATCCAACCTGGGTGTAATCGAAGTTCCTTTCAGAGGAAGAACTGTCAAGATCGCTGGTGATCGCACATTCGACACCTGGTCTGCAACGTTCTTCAACGATAAGGACATGAAGGTTCGTGGTTTCTTCGAGCAATGGTTGGAGTCTATCAACACTCACGAGGCAAACAATGCTCCATTGTTCCAGCCTAGTGCAACTGATGGATACATGCAGAACATGAAGGTACACCAACTCCGTAAGGACGAGGCACAACCAGAATCACCCAACAAACTACGTTCTTACGAACTGTACTTTGCTTTCCCAACTAGCATCTCCCAGATCGACCTTGCTTATGACAGCAACGATCAGATCGAAGAGTTCACAGTTGAGTTCCAGTATTCTTACTGGAAGGCACTCAAGGGTGGTACAACTGGTTCTTCCCAGATCGAGATCAAGAAGTGATCTTTCTGACCTGATAAATAGTTCATCAGGTAATTTAGAGATCAATAGATCATGAGTCAACTGTTTGGTTTTTTAATCAAAGATGGCGGGGGGAGCAAGGGTCAATCTCCTGTTCCCCCTAATAGTGATGACAGCGTAGCCACCGTAGCAGGTGGCTATTTTGGTACTTACGTAGATGTAGAAGGCGTCTCGAAAAACGAGTACGAACTACTTAAGCGATATAGAGACATGTCGCTACACCCAGAAGTAGACACTGCCATTGATGAAATTGTAAATGAGTTTGTTGTCAGCGATGCAGATGATGCACCCGTTGAGATCGAACTATCAAATCTTCAGATGGGTGCTGGAGTAAAGAAAAAGATTAGAGATGAGTTCGACCACATCTTAAAGATGTTGAACTTCGACAAGAACGCTCATCAGATCATTCGTAATTGGTATGTGGATGGTAGGGTATATTACCACAAGGTCATCGATCTTGAAAACCCCAAAGCAGGTATCCTAGAACTACGAAACATTGATGCAGTCAAGATTCGTAAGGTTCGTCAAAAGATTCAAGACCCAAGAGTTGCATCAGATCCTCAAGCAGTCAAAGGTACTGCGTTGCAATATGATTGGGGCAATTACGTAGAGTATTACATCTACCAACCCAAGGGTTTCTCTGGTTCGATGTCGATGCCACACAACAGTGCATCAGACTTCGCAACCAATAACGGAATCAAGATTGCATCCGACTCCATCGCTACCGTCAACTCGGGTGTGATGGATCTGAACAAGAAGTACAGTCTCTCCTTCTTACACAAAGCAATCAAGTCTCTCAATCAGCTTCGTATGATTGAAGACTCTCTGGTCATCTACCGTTTGTCCAGAGCACCCGAACGCAGAATCTTTTACATCGATGTTGGTAATCTTCCTAAAGTCAAGGCAGAACAATACCTCCGTGATGTCATGGCACGTTATCGTAATAAGTTGGTTTACGATGCTTCGACGGGAGAGATCAGAGATGATAAAAAGCACATGAGTATGCTGGAAGATTTCTGGTTACCTCGCCGCGAAGGTGGTAGAGGCACAGAGATCTCCACACTACCTGGTGGTCAGAACCTAGGTGAACTCAAGGACGTTGAGTATTTCAAAAAGAAACTATACAACTCCCTGAACTTGCCACCCTCTCGTCTCACTGACGACAACAAAGCATTCAACCTAGGCAAGTCTACAGAGATCCTACGTGATGAACTGAAGTTCAGTAAGTTCATCGGTCGTCTTCGCAAGCGTTTCTCACGTTTGTTCCACGACATTCTCAAGACTCAACTTATCCTCAAGGGTGTCATCGCTCCTGAAGATTGGGAGGACATGGAAGAGCATATCCAATATGACTTCCTGTTTGACAATCACTTCAATGAATTGAAGCAACAGGAGATGATGATGCAGCGCGTCACTCTCGTTACCCAGATGGATCCTTTCGTTGGAAAGTATTTCTCTACCGAGTACATCCGTCGTCAGGTTCTCATGCAGACCGAGAAGGAGTACAAGGAGATTGACAAGCAGATGTCATCTGACATTGACAGTGGCATGGCAATCGATCCAGTCGATGTCAATTCTCTAGAGATGATGAACCAGCAGAACACTGCCTTCGCTCCAGAAATTGCAGCGCAACAGGCAGACGATGCTGGCGAAAGAGAACTAGAGAAAGCAAAGGAAATGGAGAAGTTGAAACCTGCTCCCGCGCCTGCAAAACCTAAAGCTGATAAATAAAATATAATCTCTTGATTACACTATGGATACACCACTAGAGTCTGAACTCGTTGACATTGTTGATTTGATTGCTGACAAGAAGCGTGGCGAAGCGTTAGATAAAATTAACGATTATCTATACGGCAAAGCACAGGACGTGATTGATCAGTACAAGCAGAGTGTAGCTTCTAGCTACTTTGATGAACCTACAGATACTCCAGAAGAATGAAACTCATTACAGAAAACATTGAGGAGGTCAAACTTTTGACCGAAGAAAAAGACGGTCAGAAGCACCTCTACATTGAGGGTGTATTCCTCCAGTCGGAAGTAAAAAACCGTAACGGAAGAGTCTATCCATTTTCTGTTCTGGAAAAAGAAGTAGGTCGTTACAACGAAGAGTACGTAACCAAAGGTCGTGCTCTAGGAGAACTCGGTCACCCCGATGGTCCCACTGTAAACCTTGATCGTGTATCCCACAGGATCATGTCACTCAAGGCAGAGGGAAATAACTTCGTAGGTAAGGCACGAATTCTCGACACACCAATGGGCAACATTGCCAAGTCTCTCCTTGGTGAGGGTGTGAAACTTGGTGTTTCTTCTCGCGGCATGGGTAGCATTGATAGGCGTGAAAACGCCAACTATGTTATGGATGACTTTATGCTCGCGACTGCAGCAGACATTGTTGCAGATCCTTCCGCTCCTGATGCATTTGTAAACGGCATTATGGAAGGTAAGGAATGGGTATGGGACAACGGACTCCTAAAGGAGAAAACTGTGTCTAAATACCAGGGATACATTAGTGAATCATCCAAAAAAGATTTGGAAGAGAGGACCCTACAGGTCTTTGAACACTTCCTGTCAAATCTCTAATTTAATAAATAATCATAGAAATAGCTATAGAAATTCAAGGGGAAACTCAAATGTCAGATATGTTAAAGGAAAAATTTGAGGAGTTTGTAACTGAATCAGGTCTAGTTGTAGAAGCGGGCGATCCTATGCCAACAGTATCTGCAGCAGTTATTCCTGGTGGTGGCGGTTATGAAGCGTCTAGCCAGTCCAAGACCGAAGTCAACTCCAAAGCTGGAGCTGGTGAAGGTAAGGCAACTGTAGGCACTGATGCTGTCAATGGTTACGGAGCTCAACAGTCAGTCACCGACAACGGTGGTCCACGTCCAGACGGAAACGATGAGGGCGAGGATAATCCTGGTGCTAAAGCATCTGCTCCTGTTGGTGCTAAAGGCGCACAGAGCGATGGTACTGCACAGACCGCTAACATCAATGATCCTGGCGATCAGGGCAAGACTCAAACCGTTGGTGCTGACGCAGCATATGCAACCAGCACTGGTCCTGATGTAACATATCCCATCAAACCTTCCTTTGAATCCCTTGACATGAGTGCAGATGTTGCAGCACTCACCGAAGGAACAGAACTCTCTGAAGAGTTCAAAGAGAAAGCAGCAACAATTTTTGAAGCAGCAGTCAAATCCAAACTGTCTGAAGAGTGGGCAAAACTCGAAGAGCAGTTTGAGACTCGTCTCTCCGAGCAAGTAGCAACCGTTAAGGGTGAGCTTGCAGAAGAGGTTGGCGGTACTATCAAGTACGCTATTCAAGCATGGTTAGAAGAGAACCAAGTATCCATCGATCGTGGTATTCGTAACGAAATTACCGAAGACTTCATCTCTGGACTCAAGAATCTCTTCCAAGAGCATTACATTAACATCCCCGACGACAAAGTTGATGTTGTCGAAGGATTGACTGAAGACATTCGTAAGATGGAAGACAGCCTCAACCAACAAATTGAGCGCAACGTGAAACTTCAAGGTCGTCTAGATGAGACTGCAAAAACTGTAATTCTGAACGTTGTTTCGGAAGGATTGGCAGATACTCAAAAAGACAAGCTGGCATCTCTAGCAGAAGGCGTAGAGTTTGAATCTGAAGAGAAGTTTACAGAGAAGGTTAAGACCCTCCGTGAATCATACTTCCCAGCAAACCCTGCTTCCCCTGCTGTAGAAGCTACTGACGAAGCACCAGTCGAAGGCGAAGAGGTATCCCCAGCAATGGCACAGTACCTCCAAGCAATTAATCGCTGGAATTCCTGATAATAATTTTATAAATTTTCCTTACCCTAACAAGCTAAAATGTTTAACGCAGAAAAGCTTCAGGAAAAGTGGGCACCTGTTCTAGGTCACGAAGGCTCCTCGCCTATCGGAGACCGTTATAAGAAGGCTGTCACCTCTGTCCTCCTGGAGAACCAAGAAAGATTCATGCGCGAAGAGCGCGGCATGCTAAACGAAGTTGCAGTTAACAGCCTAGGCGCTGGTACTGTTTCTCCTGCTGGCAGCGCACTCGGCAACGCTAACACTGCAGGTCTTGCAGGTTTCGACCCTGTACTGATCTCCCTCGTCCGTCGTGCAATGCCTAACCTGATGGCATATGACGTATGTGGCGTCCAACCAATGTCTGGTCCTACTGGACTTATCTTCGCAATGCGTTCCCGCTACGAGAACCAAGGCGGCGAAGAGGCATTGTTCAACGAGCCCGACACTGGATTCTCTGCTGCACACGACGCTTCTGCTGGAGCTTATACTCCTAGAACTGGCGCTGGTGTTGGTGGCGATTCCGAAGGCAACAACCCTTCACTCCTTAACGACTCCTCCCCTGGAACCTACGAAGTAGGTCGTGGCATGAGCCGTGAGAACCTGGAGAAGATGGGCGAAGCTTCCCGTCTGTTCCGTGAGATGTCATTCAGCATTGAGAAGACTTCTGTGACTGCAAAGTCCAGAGCACTCAAAGCAGAATACACCTTGGAACTGGCACAAGACCTCAAGGCGATCCATGGTCTGGATGCAGAGCAAGAACTTGCTAACATCCTTTCTAGCGAAGTTCTCGCAGAAATCAACCGTGAAGTCGTCCGTACTGTCTACACAGTTGCAAAGAAAGGTGCTCAAAACAACGTTGCTAACGCTGGCATCTTCGACCTCGACGTTGACTCCAACGGCAGATGGTCTGTTGAGAAATTCAAAGGACTTCTCTTCCAGATCGAGCGTGACGCTAACGCAATCGCACAAGAGACTCGTAGAGGAAAGGGCAACTTCCTGATCTGTTCTGCTGATGTCGCTTCGGCACTGGCAATGGCAGGAGTTCTCGACTACAGCAGCGGTCTAACTGGCGCTGGTGGTCCTTCCATCGGTGATGTTGATGACACTGGTAACCTCTCCGTAGGTACTATCAACGGTCGCATCAAGGTCTACGTTGATCCTTATGCAGCGAACCTCTCCGACAAGCACTACTATGTTATCGGTTATAAGGGTACTTCCCCTTATGATGCAGGTCTCTTCTACTGCCCCTATGTACCTCTCCAGATGGTACGTTCTATCGATCCTGATACCTTCCAACCAAAGATTGGTTTCAAGACTCGTTACGGCATGGTCAGCAATCCTTTCGTCACCACCAACGGTGCATACAACGGCACCCCCGATGGCGAATCGCTCACCGCAAATGCAAACATGTACTACAGACGTGTACAAGTCACAAACCTCATGTGATTCATCACCAGGTTTACACAGCGTCCCTTCGGGGGCGCTTTTTTTATGTTTTGAATAAATAGATGTTAGAATTTACTATGGGTTATTATGCCATCCCTAGAAGAAGCGAAAGCACAAGCAGACGCTAGACGAGCAGCAAAGAAAGTAGAACCATCAACAGAGACAGAGACAAAGAAACCGTCAACGTTCAAGATTCTTATCGGAACTATTGGTGCGTTGTTTGCTGTATCACACATCGGTCTGATCGGATATGTAATTCACAGACCAGAAGAACCAACTGTACCACAGGTTCCAACCATCAACATTCCTCGTGGTGACTATTCATCTTACAGTATCAAAGCAGGTAAGGACGGATACCAGATTGAATACAAAGCAAACGATCCTGCTATTCTAGAATCAGAAAAATCACTTCGACTCAATCAAGAGAGGAAGGGATTCTTTGGTCGTGGTGGTACTGAAATGCGTGACGAGTATCGCAGAGACCAGTACACCATGGATGGCACTCGCAACATCGGAGGTGAAATAGGTGAAGTGGGAAAGACAGGAGGTGTCAGCGCCGAGTGTATCGCGGCGGACGCTGGAGCACGATCTCAAGGTGCGATGGCAGGTAGTGCTATAGCTGCTGGTGTCGCCGTCCCAGCGGTCGCTAGCATCCCCTACGTGGGTTGGTTAGCAGGTGGATGGGCACTTCTCCTAGGACAGAAGGCAGGGTCATCTCTAGGATCCACTGTAGGAGGGGTCTTTAACGACTGCTAAATAGTAGTGCTTGGGAAGTTGACATGACTGCTGATTGGTACAAGAAACAACCATCCAATAGAAACTTTCTATCCCCAACAGGTTTTACCTTTCGGATGGAAAGATTTGAAGGGGTGGATTTTTTCTGTCAATCAGCAAGCATTCCTGATGTAAACATGCCAGTTGTCGAAGTGGCAACACCGTTCAGAAGTGCCCCCATTATCCCTGGCGGTGGTGTAGAATATGGAGACCTGTCATTGAGATTCATCATTGATGAAGACCTCAAGAATTACATGTCCGTTTGGAATTGGATTAGAGACTACGGTAACGCAGATTCATTTGCAGGAGAACCAGAAGGATATTCTGATGGGAACCTCATGATTCTGACATCAAATTTCAATCCACAGTTTATTGTGAACTTTGAGAATTTGATTCCAGTATCTCTAACCAGCATACCTTTTGATGCCACGGTCAGTGAAGTTGAATTCTTTACTGCAACTGTCACCTTTAAGTATCACAGGTACACAGTGAATGATTTGTCAATGCAACCTTTATGAATTTCAACTCCTTACATCAACGCTTCCAATCAATTAAGGAAGAGTGGACCAAAGATACACAAATCGATTTTCAATTTAAGAACAAACAATACTCTGAAGATCTGGCACGTCTTGCGTTGGAGATCCCTTTCCAGCACAATAAATACTTAAACCATTACACAGATCTCTCACAAATTAAAACCTCACTGGAGTTTGAATATCGTAAACTCCTACGAGATAAGAGAGAATACTACGGTGGAGAAGCTGACGCTAAAACCTACGCCGAAAAACCTTTTGGTACTAGTATTAAGACATCAGAAAAGATGAAGGTGTATCTGGAGTCAGATGACGAACTCATCAACACCGAGGCAAAGGTCAAGTACATTGATCAAATGTTATACTTCCTCGATCATGTGATGAAGCAAATCTCTAACAGAGGTTTCCAGATCAAGAGTGCTATTGAATGGGAAAAATTTATTAATGGAAACTAATGTCTCAACTAGTTGTCAAGAAAAAGAATGAGGTCTATCTACAGATCTCATCGGAACCTCATGTCCATCGTGAATTGGCAGACTACTTCTCCTTTGAATTACCAGAGGCAAAGTTTCTAAAGCGTCAACCACGATACAGATACTGGGATGGAATGATCCATCTGTACTCACCTGGTACAGGTGAACTGTATCATGGTCTCTTGTCACACCTCAAAGAGTGGTGCAAAGAGAGACAGTACGCTATCCGATACGAGGATAATGACTGGTATGGTGAGGTAGAGGTGGAGAACGATTTTGTTTCTCCCCCTGCTGTTGCAGATTACATGAAACATATCTGTAAGTATAAGCCTAGAGATTATCAGTACATGACTGTGTACAAGGCGCTCAAGAATAACAGAGGGTTATTTTTGTCACCGACAGGATCTGGTAAATCCCTTATGATTTATTCCATCGTTCGCTATTATGCATCGGCGGGTAAGAAGATTCTACTGATCGTTCCTACGACTTCTTTGGTAGAACAAATGATAAAGGATTTTAAGGACTATGGATGGAATGCAGACGAATTCTGTCACACCATATACTCTGGCAAGGATAAAAATACGGATAAACCAGTTGTTATTTCAACCTGGCAATCAATCTACAAGTTTCCCAAAAGATACTTTGACGACATTGACTGTGTTATCGGTGACGAAGCACATTTATTTAAGGCAAAGTCACTCACAGGTATCCTCACCAAACTCCACAACGCCAAGTATCGTTTCGGTTTCACAGGGACCCTCGATGGTAGCAAGACTCATAAGTGGGTCTTGGAGGGTTTGTTTGGTGCATGTGAACAGGTTACGAAGACAGATTCGCTTATTAAGAAAGGGTTCCTTTCTAACCTACGGATCAAGATCCTAGTTTGTAAACATGATTACAAATACTTCGCTGATTACCATGAGGAGATGGACTACATTGTAGCACATGAGAAGCGAAATAACCTAATCAAAAATCTTGTCAACGATATTGAAGGCAACACATTAGTTCTCTTTAACTATGTGGAAAAGCATGGTGACCCTTTATACGAACTAATAAATAATTACATTAGTGACGACAGAAAAGTATTCTTCGTCCATGGTGGTACTGATACCGAGGACAGGGAACAAGTAAGGGCAATCACAGAATGCGAATCTAACGCTGTCATCATTGCATCTTACGGTACGTTTTCCACAGGCATCAACATCAAAAAATTACATAACATCGTATTTGCTTCTCCTTCCAAATCTAGAGTAAGGAACTTACAATCAATTGGTAGAGTCCTACGTAAAGGAGATGGAAAAGATATTGCTACACTGTATGATATCGCTGACGATATCTCTGGTCGTAAAGATAACTATACGTTGAAACATCTTTACGAAAGAGTAACAATATATCAGGAAGAGAACTTTAAGTACGAAACTATAAACATAGACTTAAGGTAAGTATGGAAGACGAATTCTATGCAACAGTAAAACTAACATCTAATGAAGAAATTATTGCTAAAGTATGTTACTTGACTGAAGAAGACTGTTTACTTGTAGAGAAACCTTTACTAGTAACTAGAGCAAATCAAAAAAGGAATGGTAGATTAGTAGAAGGATTCTCATTAAGTGATTGGGTAGTTAGTTCTTATGAAGAACTATTCATTATAAAAATGAATCAAGTAGTGACTCTAACAGAGTCAGATGAAAGGATAGTAGGTTTCTATGAACGTCATTTAAGTGATGAACAAGATTCATCTATAAGTAAGATGTCAAAAGAAATGGGATATCTAGGTAATGTTAATGATCAAAAGAAAAAATTAGAGAAGTTATTTAATAATAGTTAGTAATTAATTAATAGCTATAATGATCTTGAACCCTTGACAGAGTTATTCTATAGGTGTTAGGTGTATTTGTCAAGCCCCTATGGAAAATGGTGTTGAGGTTGACATTAAGTACATTCTGTACTATACTGTCTGAAGCAAACGGTATGGTATGAAGAAAACCAGAACAAAGACAGAGTATTACGTAAACAACAAGGAGTTCCTTGCTGCCGTGATTCTGTTGCGGGATTTCTTCCTGGATGGTGAACGTCTGGGACATAAGTCATACCTTGAATCTATCAGGTACTACCGTACCCATAGAGATAGAAGAACAACGGTCAAGTTTAAACGATGTTATGAATACCTAGGTGATTGCTTCTCCAAGATTGCTACACACCTATCATACAAACCAAACTTTGTCAACTACATGTTCAGAGAGGACATGATTTGCGATGGTGTGGAGAACTGTATTCAATACATCCTTAACTTCGATCCAGAGAAATCTTCTAACCCGTTTGCTTACTTCACCCAGATCATCTACTATGCTTTCCTTCGTCGCATTCAGAAAGAGAAGCGTCAGTTAGAGATCAAGAGTAAGATCCTAGAGAAGTCTGGACACCAGGAGATCATGCACACAGACACGTATGATGGTGACATGGCAGGCATGAATGCCTCTTACTCCGACATGGGTAGCATTAAAGAAAACATTGAAACAAGAATGAACAGATGACTATTGCACTTATTACTGATCAACATCTCGATGGTCGTAAGGGTAGTCAGGCATTCTGGAATTACTTCCTCAAGTTCTATGAGGATGTGTTCTTCCCTACACTAGAAAAGAAAGGAATCAAAGAGATCATCGATCTAGGTGACACGTTTGATAACCGCAAAGCAATTGACTTCAATGTCTGGAACAGGATCCGTGCTCACTACTTTGATCGCCTAGAAGAGATGGGTATCACTGTACACACAATCCTGGGTAACCACTGTGTGTACTACAAGAATACAAACTCCATCAACTCTCCTGACCTGCTGCTAGGTAACTATGACAATATTCGTGTGTACGATGAGGTGTGTACTGTTACTATTGAGGGCACGAGAATTTGTTTTGTCCCTTGGATCAATAGGGAGAACGAAGCGTCCACGATGGAACATCTCCAGCAGACAGATGCGAAAATTGTGATGGGTCACCTTGAACTTGATGGGTTTGAAGTGACACCAGGCATGAAGATGGAGCACGGTATGGACCCCAAGGTCTATAAGAACTTCAAGCAAGTCTTCTCTGGTCACTTTCACCACAAGTCAAGCAAGGGTAACATCACATACCTTGGCAATCCTTACCAGATGTTCTGGAATGATTACGCTGACCAACGTGGATTCCATCTCTACGAACCAGCAACAAACAAACTTCGCATGGTCAAGAATCCATATGACATCTTCAAGAAGGTCTTCTACAACGATGTAGATAAGGACATGGTTCTAGACTACACCGAGTACAAAGATACCTTTGTCAAACTGGTTGTGGAAGAGAAGCGTGACTACTACAAGTTTGAGAAGGTTGTGGAAAACCTGTACAATGCAGGTGTGCATGACATCAAAGTTGTAGAGACTCTGGTTGATGAAGACAACGTAGAGGAACCAGACCTGGAAGTCAAAGACACACTGACATTACTCAATGAGTACATCGATGAGGTAGAGATGACCGTAGAGAAATCTGACCTGAAGAAACTGATGAGATCGCTATATATTGAAAGTTGCGAGATGGTCTAATGTCTTACATCTTAACTCTCAAGGACAAGCCAGAAGGTGTGTTCTCTATAGTCGATAGAGATAGTGGAGACCACGTTGTGCCGATCTTTGATGAGTTGGATGACTGTGAGCGTTATGCCATTCAGTTGACCGAGTGTGAGACTGGACTGCAGTTAGCATTGGTAGAAATAGACAAGAATTTAATAGTAGGAGCATGCGAGCAGAGAGATCAAAAGTATGCTATAATCACAGTGGACGACTTCATTATACCCCCTGACGAATTTCCATGATTACGTTTGAAAAAGTTCGCTGGAAGAATTTTCTTTCTACTGGCAACACCTTTACTGAAGTCGATCTGACTGCCAACAAAACCAATCTTATCATTGGTACTAACGGAGCGGGTAAGAGCACCATTTTGGATGCCCTTACCTTTTCTTTGTTTAGTAAACCTTTTCGTAAAGTGAACAAACCGATGCTGGTCAACAGCGTCAATGAAAAGGATTGTATGGTGGAGATCGAATTCAAGATCGGTCCTAACGAATTTGTCGTCAAGCGTGGTATCAAACCAGCGAAGTTCGAGATCTGGCAGAATGGGGCAATGCTAGATCAGTCCAGTAATGCTGCTGACTATCAGAAGCATCTGGAACAGAACATCCTGAAGATGAACTATAAGTCGTTCACTCAAATCGTTGTGCTAGGTTCGTCAACGTTCGTTCCGTTCATGCGACTGCCTCTAGCACAGCGTAGAGAAATTATTGAAGACATCCTGGACATCCAGATCTTCTCGATGATGAACATCGCTCTCAAAGATAAGATGAAGTCTTCTACTGAAGAGATGAGAGAGGTTGATTACAGTTGTGACATGGCAGATCAAAAGATTGACATGCAACGTCGGTTGATTGATCAGTTGTCCACTCGTGATGAGTCCCTGATCAAAGAGAAGCAGCAGTACATTGACAAATTGTTAGGAGAAGAAGAGATTTGTCAAGGATCCGTATCCAAACTTCATGAAGAAAGTGAAAAACTTTATGAAGATTTAAGTGGTTTAGAAAGCGCGAACAAGAAACTCCTGACTTTAAACAACTTGAAAGGAAAACTTACAAACAAATGTACGACTTACAAGAAACAGCACGAGTTTTTTGAGGAGAACGACACATGTCCTACGTGTAGTCAATCTATATCTAAAGAAGTTAAAGAAAACAAATCAGGTATCATTAGAAGTCAAGTCAAAGAACTTGTCCTCGCTATCGAAGAACTTCGATGCAACATTCTCGATGAGCAAGAGAGAAGTGAACAACACCTGGTCAAAAGCAAGGAGTTGAATGACATCCAGCAGAAGATTGCTGGTCACAATGCTACTGTTACACGCATCAATAAGAACGTCAGGCAACTGATGACAGATGTAGAAACATTACAAAATTCCAAAGATGATAACTCCGAGGAAGAAGAGAAGTTAAAATACTTGTTGGAAGAACGTGATAACCTGAAGAAGCAAATTGCCCTCGTCAAAAAAGATAGAGACACTTTGCTAGCAGCATCTCATCTCCTGAAAGATAATGGTATCAAAACCAGAATCATCAAGAGATACTTGCCAGTGATGAACAAACTCATCAACCAGTATCTTCAGAACATGGACTTCTACATCAACTTCGCATTGAATGAGAACTTTGAGGAAACGATCAAGTCGCGGTTTAGGGATATCTTTTCTTACGAATCTTTCTCCGAGGGAGAGAAAGCTCGTATTGATATTGCTCTGCTGCTTACTTGGCGTTCTATCGCTAAACTTAAGAATAGCGTTGACACTAACATCCTTATCCTCGATGAAATCTTTGATGGTTCTCTTGACAACAACGGCACTGGTGAACTAGGTTGGATCCTACGCAACTTCGATGACAATACAAACGTGTTCGTCATCAGTCACAAGGAGAGTTTGGAGGGGAAATTCGACAGAACTCTCGTGTGTGAGAAGGTCAAGAACTTCTCCGTCGTCAAGGAGACACTTGCAGAAGCGGTCTAGGGGTGCCTTCGGGCACCCTTTTTTTGTATATACTATGTGCATCAACGCAAGAGACCGATGAACACCGCAGAAATCAAAGGTAACCTCGCTCGCCTACTCGCTACAGAGAACCTCGTGGTTGAGCATCGTAAGGTCCCCACAGCGTCCTTCAATGTTGACACTCGTGTCCTTACCCTGCCCATCTGGAACGCTTCTAACAGCGTCTACGACCTGCTGGTGGGTCATGAGGTCGGTCATGCCCTCTACACACCCAACATTGACTGGGCAGAGGTAGCAAAGGTGCCCAAGGATTATGTCAACGTGGTGGAAGATGCTCGCATCGAGAAACTAATGAAGAGAAAATACCCTGGTTTGTCCAAGACTTTCTTCAAAGGTTACCAAGAACTCGACAACCAAGACTTCTTCTCGATCAACGATGAAGCACTGGATAACATCTCTTTCATCGACCGTATCAATCTCCACTGCAAGATTGGTGCCTTCTCTGCCATGCCTTTCAGTGATGAGGAGCGTGTGATGGTGAAGAAAGTGGAGAATTGTGAGACTTTTGACGACGTTATTGCTGTCTGTCAGGAGATCTATGCCTATTCCCAGCAGGAAAAGCACGTAGATGCACCTGTAGATCCACAATCTGGTGCTGCTCAAGGCACTATGGAGAAGGTTGAGTCACAAGAATCCAAGCAACCCAGTGATACTCCAAGTAACGATGGCGCACAATCTGTGCAGCAACCTGACAATGATCAAGGTGAACTAGGAGAGGGTGAAGTAGCAGCTGGTGGTTCTGCTGGTGGTGACACTGCTGAAACTCAACGTTCTTTCGATGAAAAGGTCCAAGATCTAGTCGAAAATGCACCGTATCATTCTGATCCTGTGTACGTTGAGATTCCTACGATGAACATCGACCAGATTATTGTGGACCACGCAGTGCTTCAGAAGCACATTGAGGCACACTATGCTGAAAATGCACACAATCGTTACGATGATCCCATCGGATTTGTCACTAACAAGTACAATGAGTACAAGAAATCAGCAGCGAAAGAGGTAGGTTACCTGGTCAAAGAGTTTGAGTGTAAGAAGGCAGCAGACTCTCATGCTCGCACTACAACTGCACGTACTGGTGTGCTTGATACAGCAAAACTGCACCAATACAAGTACAATGAGGACCTGTTCAAGAAGATTTCTATCCTTCCTGACGGTAAAAACCATGGAATGATCTTCATTCTTGACTGGTCTGGGTCCATGTCGAACTATCTTCAGGACACAATCAAGCAATTGCTGTCCCTGGTGTGGTTCTGTCGCAAGGTAAACATTCCTTTTGAGGTTTATGCCTTCACATATGAGTGGCACCGTCGCTTCCTTGACCCAGATGAGCATGACTATGACCCGACAATCGTGGAAGAGAAATGTGTCCGTGAGGAGAACAAATTAGTTTTCCACAAGCGGTTTTCTCTCCTGAATGTGCTGTCATCTCGTGCCAACACCAAGAATTTTGATCGTCAGTGCTGCAATCTGTTCAGCATCAGTTACTTCATGAACATGTATGGTGTCACTACACCTGCTGGTTTGGACTTGAGTGGCACTCCATTGAACGAATCAATCATTTCTTTGCATGAAATCATCCCCATGTTCAAGAAAATGACTGGTGTTCAGAAGATCAACACTGTGATTCTGACTGATGGTGAGTCAAACAACATCAGCTACAATGTTTCTATCAAAGCTGAAGGTCGTCACTGCTACTGGGGTCAACGTGCTGTGTCTCATGACGTTCGACTGCGTGATCGTAAGACTGGACACGTTTCTCGCTCTGTTAGTTCTAATTTCAATGACAATATCACCACTCTTTTGCTTGAGAACTTGCGTCAAAACTATCCTGACGTGAACTTCCTTGGTTTCAGAATCCTGACTGGTGGTGATTTTTCTTACTTGTATCGAAATACATACAATGAAACTGCCGACAACGTTCTTAAGAAGTGGCGAAAGGATAAGTCTTTCGTCTTCACCAAGCAACTTGGATTCCAGTCCCTGTACCTGATTGCATCTACTTCAGTCAATCAATCTTCCGAGTTTGAAGTCAAGGAAGATGCTACCAAGGCACAGATCGCCAAGGCATTCAAGACTATGTTGAAGGCAAAGACTACGAACAAGAAAATCTTGTCCTCCTTTGTCGATATGGTCGCCTAAAAAACCGTCCACTGCCCCTGGTTTCAGGGGCATCATGCCCTATAATAAGTTCATCGACACAAAGACCAATGCCTCGTTCCGCTAACATCGACCCTGTTGTCCTCACCCAGTATCTCTCCGATAACTTTGGCAATGAGTTTGGTAGTCAAGCAGTTCTGAAAGCTGCTGATGAGTTTGGAGTCTCCTACCCCACCATCTGCAAACGCCTTGATCAATACAAGGTCGGATATGGTAAGTGGAGTCTCACTGCCGAGCAAATTGAAGTACAATATAATGCACCCGCTGCAGAACCTGCAGTAGAACTCAACCTTATCCCCCAGAAAGATGATACCTTCGTCCAGTTTGGTGATTTCGCTGATATTAAAAAAATTATTAAGTCCCGTCTCTTCTACCCTGCGTTTATCACGGGTCTCTCGGGCAATGGTAAAACGTTCGGTATCGAGCAAGCGTGTGCTCAACTCGGACGGGAACTGATTCGTGTAAACATTACTGTAGAAACTGATGAAGACGATCTTATTGGTGGGTTTCGTCTTGTGGACGGCAACACTGTATGGCATAACGGTCCAGTCATCGAAGCGTTACAACGCGGTGCGGTCCTGCTCCTTGACGAGATTGACCTTGCCTCCAGCAAAATCCTTTGTCTACAATCCGTGCTCGAAGGAAAGGGAATCTTTCTGAAAAAGATTGGTAAGTTCATTCAACCTACTGATGGATTCACTGTGGTTGCCACTGCAAACACCAAGGGTAAGGGTTCTGATGACGGTCGCTTCATTGGCACCAACGTTCTGAACGAAGCATTCCTTGAGCGTTTCCCAATCACCTTCGAGCAAGAGTATCCTACTCCTGCTGTTGAATCGAAGATCCTTTCAAAACTCTGTGAAGATGATGAGTTCGTCACCAAACTGGTAGACTGGGCAGACATCATTCGCAAGACCTTTCGTGATGGTGGTATCGATGAGGTGATCAGCACTCGCCGCCTGGTCCACATTGTCCAAGCGTACAAGATCTTCGGTAAGCGTATGAAGTCTATCGAAGTTTGCACCAATCGTTTCGACGAAGAAACCAAAACGTCCTTTATTGAACTCTACGACAAAATTGATGAGAATGCCGAATCACCTGACCAAGATGCATAATTACATCGGTAGCATTGCAATGCTGAAGACTGGGAAGTCAGTCAAAATCCTCGGCGGTACGGGTCTGGAACTCTATGTTCAGACCCTTGACGGATCCGTTGAGAGGTGCTATCATAATCAACTGGAGTACATCTATCAAGCATGACTTTCAAATATAATGAAGATGCTCTGTTAAAGGAGCTACGTGATTACATTTCTGCAACTTATGAACAACACTATTCTGCTGGTAACGACAGCATTCAAACGTTAGACCTGATCGAAGCATGTGGTGATGCAGAGGCATTCTGCCGTAGCAACATCCTCAAGTATGCTTCTCGGTATGACAAGAAGGGCACTGCCCGTCGTGATATCGTCAAGATCCTTCACTACGGTCTGCTTCTCTTGCATTTCTCTGACAAGTCTAACGTTACTGAACCCTACAACCAATGAGTAAATTGATTCTATCTAGAGATACCCACCAGATCCTGAAGAACTTTTGTACAATCAATGCTTCTATCATGATCCGTGAGGGTAATACTCTTAAAACCATTAGTGTTGGTGAGAATGTCATCTCCCAGTTCAAGTGCGAGGAAAGTTTTCCACAGACGTTTGGCATCTATGATCTGTCAGAGTTCTTGTCTGGATTGAGTCTGTTCGACTCGCCAGTGCTTGAGTTTGAAAGCAACAAGTATGTGAACATTGTCGGTAACGGCAGGAAAGCACGTTACTACTTCTCTGATCCAGAGATCACGCTGAAGGCAGCACCAGAGAAAGACATCTCTGAACCTGAAACTGACCTTGAGTTCAATATTTCTCAAGAAGATATTCAGGCATTGCAGAAAGCATCCCAGGTGTATTGTCTTCCCGACCTTGCATTCTGTTCTGATGCTGATGGCAAGATTACCATCAAACTCTTCGACAAAGAAGATGACACCTGTAACGTTTACGAACAGGATGTTCTTGGTAATAGCACTGGTGAGTTCCACCTTCGCATGAAGATGGAGAACCTGCGTCTACACACAGGTGACTATCATGTTCAGGTGAAAGAGAAGTGGGCAAGCATCTGGAAGCACCAGCGTCTTGATTTGAAATACCTTATTGCACTTGAACCTTGACTAGAGAATGTGGGGGGTGTACTCTGTGTTGTAGGGGAAATCTAACGCTCCAAGCAAAAGAACACCAAGTATATCCAGGTCACCCTTGCCCATATCTAGTCGATTCTGGTTGTGGTATCCATGACGATCCATCAAAACCAGAGTGTTGTGATAGTTATCTTTGTGCTTGGTTGAAACATCCTGACATGCCAGATTGGATGAAACCAGACAAAGTTGGGTTCTTACTGACGGAAGCAAACTCTTATGTAACACTTACTGCAGATTTTGCTAGCGGTCAGATTGATGGAACTGCATTGCTTTATGCTATTGATTGGTGTAAAGTAAAAAAGAAAGCCATGTTCTATACTGCCAAGTCTCCTGGGACAGGTGAGTATATTCGTGGTAATATTATGAATCATCCAGACTCCTTTCACAGGAGAGGATCTATGGATGAAATTTTTGAACCTATTGAATTATTTAATGATGGATAAAAAATTCCTTTGGGTGGAACAGTACCGTCCTCGTACTATTGATGACTGTATTCTTCCTCCCAGCATTCTAGATGTGTTCAAAGGTTTCGTTGAACAGGGTGAACTTCCTAACTTGCTGCTCCCTGGCACTGCAGGCATCGGTAAAACCACCGTTGCAAAGGCATTGTGTGAAGAGATTGGTGCTTCTTACATCGTGATCAACGGTAGTGACGAAGGTCGCTTCCTAGACACCATTCGACAGAAGGTTCGCACCTTCGCCAGCACTGTCTCTCTGTCCTCTAGCAGCGCCCACAAGGTCGTTATCATCGATGAGGCAGACAACACCACCAATGACGTGCAGTTGTCCTTGAGGACCGCTATCGAAGAGTTCCACAGCAACTGTCGGTTCATCTTCACTTGCAACTTCCCTAACAAGATCATCGAACCACTGCATTCTCGATGCACTGTGGTTGACTTCAAGATCAAGAAGGGTGATCAAGCTGGTCTACAGGTGAAGTTCTTCAAACGCTTGAAGAACATCTTGGAAGAGAACAATTGTGAGTATGTACCTGAAGTTCTCCTCAAACTTATCGAACGATACTACCCAGACTGGCGTCGTTTGATCAATGAGTGTCAGCGCCACGCTGCTGCTGGTGCTATCAACACAGACATTCTGGTTGATATTGCTGACATCAAACTGGATGACCTTGTGAAAGCGATGAAGAACAAGGAGTTCACCACTATCAAACGATGGGTGACAGACAACATCGACAATGACCCAAACATTGTCATGCGTAAGATCTATAACACTCTCTATGAGAATGTTAAACCCAAGTACATCCCAGAAGCGGTGCTGATTATCGCCAAGTATCAGTACCAGATCGCATTCGTTGCCGATCAAGAAATTAACTTACTTGCATGCCTAACCGAAGTCATGCTTGGTTGCGACTTTAAATGAAACTATGACCGTAAATGCATTCCACGTCACCATCTACTACACTGAAGAAAGGAAGCGTGAGTTCCACTACAAGATGCCTAGTCATCAGCAAGGAACAGACTCAATTTTGAGAAAAATGAAAGCTGAAAATCCAGACGCATTCTGTGTTATTGTTGAACGCAATGGCAAAGAGTCTCAATGGATTAATCCAGACTTCAAATGATCACAACGCTCAAAAACTACAAGACAGGAGCATACAAACAGTTGAAGGAGACTATTATGTCTCCTAATTTTCCATGGAATTTCTATGGAACAACAATTGAAAATCAAACTGATGACCTGCACCTGATGTCTCACTGCTTTCTAGCGAGACCAGGGCAGGAGAATCCATATACCATATCGTTGAGTGAACATACGCGACTTGCTGCGTTTGTTTGCAGACAAATTTTGGGTATGAATGAGATAGAAGTACACATGTTCTATCGTATTGCTGTCAACCTAGTCTTTGACACCGAAGGCACTAGCGTCAAGCATGTTGATCACGAGTATCCACATGAGAATCTGATCATTTACTTAAACAAGTTTGACAAAGGCAGAACTTTGGTGTATGATGAAGATGATAATGAGCATAGTGTGACTGCCAAAGAAGACAAGGCAGTCACATTTAATGGTTCCTACCAGCATTGTCATGAATCTTCTTCCAACGGAAGGAGAATTGCCCTTATTGCTACCTATTTAAAAGATGAGTGAAACTGTATTGATGCGT